TGCAGTAACCCAGCCAGTATCAGGTACAGTAACAGCAAATCTCGGCACATTAAATGGTGCAGCAACAGCAGCTAATCAACAGACTGACGCTTTGACTGATACCGAGCTTCGAGCCACTCCAGTATCAGTATCAGGTACAGTAACTGCTACACCAACAGGCACGCAGAATGTAGATGTAACAGCCAATACTATTGGATTAGCAACATCGGCTAAACAAGATACTATTATCGGCCACGTTGATGGATTAGAAACAGCAGTAGGTTCTACTAATACCAAGCTAGATACAGTAAATACCAACCTAGGTACGATAGATGGGCGAGTAGATGGGCTTGAAACCCTAGCTGGTACTACTAATTCGCTACTAACTACTATAGATGCAGATACTGGCAATCTTCCAACAATAGAAACCAATACTGACTTCGGTACAGTAACTGGTGGAGGTACTGAAACAGGAGCTTTACGGGTAACTGTAGCTAATAACTCTACAGGTGTTCTTTCGGTAGACGATAACGGTAATTCCCTGACAGTAGATGGAACAGTAACAGCTAACCTATCAGCTACTGATAATGCAGTTTTAGATAATATCGATGCTAATACTACACCAACCACAGGACTCAATACAGGTAGAAAAGTAGTTACTACAGCAGGAACGGCAGTAGCTCTAGCTTCATCAACTACTTGCAAATGGGTAGCAGTAACGGCTGAAACTGATAATACTAGCACAGTCGTAGTCGGTGATTCTGGGGTGATAGCTTCACTTTCGACTAGAGAAGGAGTACCACTTGGTGCAGGCGATTCTATTGTGATTCCGATAGACAATCTTGCTGATGTGTATATAGATTCATTGGTTAATGGAGAGGGCGTAACATTCTTATATGGCACTTAATATGATAAATCTACCAACAGTAACCAGAGCCAATAAAAGTAAATACTATTACGACACAGATGTAACTGTAACCGAGTTTTTTGGCAGTGCAGTAGATTTGGGTACTGGTGGAAATTGCCGAATAGATGCAATAGAAACTGATGATTTCATATATTTAAGAATAGAGATAAATGTCGGTACAAGCTCAAGTCTTGGAAGTTTGCCAATGACTATAAAGACATCTGACTTGCCACTAACAGTACCAACATACGCTGCTAACTATGCCATACCAGGAAACTTCGGCTTACTTTCTATTCCAGCAAACGAAAACCAGATGTTTGCACCTGCTATGAATAACATAGGTGGCTTTGGTAACTGTATATTGTTCTTTAATCAGTATGGAGCGACATTTACTGATTATCTGATGGGTCCATCATCATCACCAGCAGTTGTAGATGGTTGTAAGTACACCGGTAGTATGATAATACCTAAAATGACAGTGGGGTCGTAATGGATACACAATCAATAATTGAATGTTTAGAAGCGTTAAAAGATAAGATGACACCAGAACAGCTTACTAAACTTAAAAAGCTAAAAAAAGAATACAAGCAAAGCACGATAGATAAGCTCAAAGAGATTAAGACTTCTTGACGACTTTAGCATTTATATTATAAGAATAAACTATAAGAGGATTTTTGATGAACGAAACACTATACACCAAAGCACTAATAGAAAAAGCAGACAATGGCGAGATAACTGCCATAGCTTCAACAGCAGTAGAAGATAGACAAGGCGAAATCGTAGAAGTTGAAGGCTGGGATTTGAAAGACTTCAAAGCTAATCCGGTAATCTTGTGGGGTCATGACCATAGTCAATTACCTATCGGTAAAGCAACCAAGACTTGGATTGAGGGTACTGGTAAAAGCGCCAAACTGATGACTAAAATCGCATTCCAAGAAGTAACCGAGATGGGTAGAGCTGTAAAGCAATTAGTGGCTGATGGTGTACTTAAAACATTGTCAGTTGGCTTTATGCCGATAGATGGTGAAGGCAATCGATTTACCAAACAAAAATTACTTGAAATTAGCGTAGTAAATGTTCCGGCTAATCCTGAAGCTATGATGTTAGGCTATAAAAGTTTGAAGAATGCCGGATTTGATGACGATACTATTACTAAAGCTGGTATTCCAACTGCAATGATAGATGAGATTGAAAATCTGAAAAAAGATGTGCAATTTGTAAAGGCACAAGTTAATTCTGCGGTGAATGGGCTTAAACACCTAAATCCGCACACAGGTCGAAGCAATCGTGTTGTAACAGAACGATTGAGTATGGCAAAGGCTACTGCGAGAGCAGCAGATCTTATACTGTCAAATAAAACTCAACCATCTGATACAATCCGGTCTGCAAAAATAATCAAACAGGCTAGTGATAAAATCATTAGCTCGTTAAAAGGCGAATTAAACTCAAATGGGAAGAATTAAAGAACTACAAGAAAAGACTGAACTTACTGATGTTGAGCAAAAAGAACTTGATGAACTTCTATCTGAAGCTAAAGATGTACAATCTGAAGTTAAAGAAGAAGTCCAAGATGTTGAAAAAGATATAGATGACGCTGCCAAAATGATTGCTGATAAAGCTATCGAACAGGCTGAAAGCAGACTATCAAAATCTATCGACGAACTTTCTGCAAAACTAGGTAAGGGTCTTGAAATTGCTGACGACGCCAAAATTAGTGTTAAATCACCTAAATACATAATCGACAGTAAACTAGGTAAGAAAACTGTTGCAGAACTTGAAGATATCAAGGTTGAATTACCAATGCGTAAAAGTGCTGGTAAAAAAGTAACTGAAGTATCTCAAAAGACTGTAAACTTTGTTCAAGCTTGGCTAACTGGCGACCACCAAAAGTTACAAGTACTTGTTGAAGGTACTGGTGCTCGTGGTGGATTCCTAGTACCTGATGACTATGCAAATATGCTAGTTGAAGATATTAGAGATGTATCTATAATGCGAAGCATTGCAGATGTGATGACCACTACAAGTGATACACTTCACTTGCCAAACTTGGCTAGTCGACCACAAGCCAGCTTCCGTGCAGAAGGTGCTGTTAAAAGTACTTCAACTGTCGGATTTGGTGAAAATGTATTCACTCCTTACTCACTTGCAACCATCATTCCACTTTCAAACGAATTAGTAGCTGACGCTACTCTTGGCGTGAATGGGAATATCGTTAATAAAGTTAGCGAATTGGCTGCACAAGCTCTATCTGAAAGAGAAGAAAGAGCTTTCTGGCAAGGAAGTGGTACAGGCGAACCAACTGGTATGAGTACTTACGGAGTAGGTACTATGTCTGGTGGAATCACCGACACTACTAGAGCTGACGCTTTGATTTCAACTTACTTCAGATTGCCACAAGGGTATAGAAATAAAGCTGTATGGGTAATGAACTCACAAACTATGGAAAAAGTGCGTGGACTCAAAGATACACAGAACAACTACCTACTCGGTAGTGTAACTGGCTCACCTATGCCAACTATACTTGGACGACCAGTTTACGAATGTAACTGGATTGCTGCTGGTACTGCTTACTTCGGAGATTTCAGTTACTATGTAATTGTTGACCGAGAAGGCATACAAGTAGATACTTCATCTGAAGCTACTGTTGCAAGTCAAAGTGCTTTCGAACGCAACTTGACCTTTGTTCGTGTTGAAAAGCGTGTAGACGCAGAATTGACACTTACAAACGGAATACGAAGCGTTACATCACTAGGTACTATCTAGTATCTAAACCTTTGGGCTACTATATCGGGGGGTTAGTAGCTCTTGGGTGGAGGTATTATGAGAGTCAAAATAACAAAAGATAACGGAACATTACATAAAGGTCAGATCGTAAACCTACCAAAGAAAGAAGCATTGAAATTAGTATTAAGTGGCAAGGCAATCTTTAGTAAAGACTTTGCTGACGCAGATATGAGGGTCAAATGACAGCATTAAATAGTTGGGCATTAACATCTGAAGCAGATGTAAAAGAGAGTTTAGGAATAACTGGCACTAGTCAGGACAATTTGATTAGAAGAAAAATCAACCAAGCTACTGATATGATTGAATCATACTGCGGTAAGAACAATGGACAACACTTTGCTAGTACTACTTATACTAATGAAGAATATGATGGAACTGGTACTAATCAGTTAATACTACGCAATAACCCTGTTATATCTTTGAGTAATTTTAGTGAACGAAATACTACTGAAAATGATAATGACTGGACTACTATTGAAAGCAGAGATTACTTTGTAGATCTAACAGCCGGTGTAATAGATTGTAGATTTGGCATATTACCCTACTGGAACTTATACAAGGTTACTTATGTTGCCGGCTTTGCAACGATACCAAGTGATTTAGCTGAAGCTTGTGTAATGCTATCTTGTGCTTTAGTTGAAAGTGCAAGTACTGGTGCAAGTGTAAAGAAAAAGACGCAAGGACCGAAAACAATCGAGTATTACGACAGCGTACAGGGTGAGAGCTTAATTACCCAGCTCGGCATAGATGATATGCTACAACGCTATGTGAGAATATCAATCTTACCGGACAAGTAAGATGGCAACATTATTTTTTACTAACCACGACATACAGATATATCGGAATCGTAGAATTGGCAGCAATAATCGCTACACCATAAGTGCTACTGGTACAGTTGTACCGGCAGATATTACACCAGCTAGTTTGGAACGCACCGAGTTTGAGAATAGTGCAATCGGTAAAACATACATTGGCTATGTAGATGTGGATTTGAATATCAAAGAAAGTGATGAAGTCGTAGTAGTTGATAGTAGCGATTTGAATAACAAGCGTTATTCGGTTAAGAGTGTATCGAGATGGGAAGGCTTTGGGATTGTGGATTGTAAAGAATTAACGCTAGTGAGCCAAGACTAATGCCACAAGTAAGTATAAAAATCAAAAATATAAATGAGATTAGGCAAGCTTTTAGTCAAGCACCACGCTTGATGAACCAAGAACTTAAAGACGCTTTGAATAGATCAGCTATTACTGTGCAAGGTCGCAGTATGCAAAATACACCGGTACTAACAGGGCGACTACGATCAAGCCATGTATTTGCTGTATCTGGTAGTGGTATGGGAATGCAAGCAGTAGTATACCCAACAGCTAATTATGGTATATTCGTACACGAGGGTACTAGATTTCAGCGACCACAACCATTCTTGAAAGATGGATTAGAATCTAGTGCTGATGAGATACAGGGCTACTTCCAAAAAGCAACGCAAAATGTACTCGATAAGATAAGTAGGGATATATAATAGTGTTATGAAAAAGGTCAAGCTAACTCAAGGTAAATATGCACTCGTAGATGATAGTGATTTTGATAAAGTGTCAAGATACAACTGGTGTGCTGTAAATATCAAGGGTACTTGGTATGCGTGCAGAAGACCAAATAAAGTTAATAAATATTCGAGAATGCATAGATTTATATTGTCTGCCAAAGACAATCAAGAGATAGACCACATAAATAGAGATGGTCTTGATAATAGAAGAAGCAACATCTGGGTTTGTAGTAGAAGCCAAAATCTTAAAAACAGAAAAACATATGGTCTGTCAAAAGTCAAAGGTGTAACTTATCACACTCGAGACAAGGTGTGGCAAGCTTATAAAAAAATTAAGGGCAAACAGATACATATAGGAAACTTTAATAGAGAATATGACGCAATAAAAGCAATAGGAAGGCAAACATGAGCATATCAACAGACATAAAAAACTTAATAATAACTAGCGTTAATAATTTGTCTAGTACACAAACTGTGTATGGCTATCGTGAGCTTAATCCAAGTGGCTGGCCGGCAGTTTGGGTAACTACTAGCGATATGGAAGGAACATTTGCTACAACGGCTGAAAACAGGCGTATATACGCTTACAGCGTTACTTGCCTATGGCCATTGGGTGAAGATTTTGAAAAAGATGGAACACCGAGAGAAGAATATGCCGAAGAAGTACTTGCCACAGTAGTAGACGAAATAATCAATGTGATAGATGATAGGGGATTCTTAAATACCATAAATACTTATGGCTCTGGCGATACAGTTGGATTGTTTATTGAAGCGTCTGACGCACAATGGGGTGAGATTGATTTTCAAAAAGGTAAAGCAAAAGCTGTGCAGATGTTAATCAGGATTCATACCGATTATAATACTGCGACATAACTTCTTGACGAATATCATAATAATAAGTAATAGTAATAATATAAAGGAGAATTAGATGAGTAAGTTTGTAGGAAGATTAGGAAATGTAGGTGTAGCCAAAGAAGCTACTAGCGGTACTATTGTAACGCCAACCTTTTATGTTCCATTTAACACAATATCATTTGACGATAAAGTAACCACAGCCAGAGAAGAAGAAGGCTTGGGTAGAATTGAAGATAGTGATAGTAATTATGTAGTAAATAAATATGGGGAAGGTGATTTAGAGTTTGATCTAAACGATTTGAACTTGGGAGTATTCTTAACATCATTACTTGGTGCAAGTCCAACCACTACCGGTGGACCGACTTATGCCCACGCTTACGCACTTGCTAATACTAATACTCACTCTACTATCTCATTAGCTTATCAAGACCCAGACCAAACCAAGATATTCCCATTTGCAATGGTAGATGGACTAGAGATTACTGTCGAGCCAGAAGGTATTGCTAAAGCTAAAGCTAGTTTTAAGAGTAGAGTATCGAGAGATTGGTCTACGCTTACACCTAGCTATACTACGCTTGGTAATAAGTTTTTACATCAACATCTAGTATTTAAGACAGCTTCAAGTACTGCTGGACTTGCAGCAGCTAGTGCTATCTCACTCAAAAAGCTAACTCTAAAGATTATGGCTAATAGCGAATTTGATAATGTAATGGGTACAGTAGAACCAGAAGCAATACTAAACCACCAATACACAGTTGAAGGTGAAATTACACTAAATAAGACTGATGATACTTACCGACAGTTAATGCTTGCTGGTACTTACAAGGCAATCCAAATCAAGTTTGACAGAGCTTCTAACTCTAGCCTAGATATACAATTACCACGAGTAGACTTTACTGAATGGGAACAAGACCGAAGCCTAGATGATATCGTAGGACAAACCATACAATTTAAGGGCAACTATGATAGTGCAAATGCAGCAGCCGTAATCAGTACTTGCACATTGACCAACACTAATAGTGGTGCTAACTACTAACAACTAACGAAAGGAAAAAGCAAATGAGCAGAATAGTAATAAAGCGTTACATCTCTTTGGATTTTATAAGTGCAGACTATAAAGATTGTTATCTTGAGTTTAAGACTATACCAATGAAAGACTACGAAAAGTATGTCGAATTAGCTAGTAAAAACCAAGACGAAAAGAAAGCAGTTGGATTTATCACTAGCACACTACAAGATCTATTCATATCAGGGAAGTTTATCGGTGAAGATGGTGAACTATTTGATGTCAAAAAAGAAGAGCTAGGCGACTTTGACATGAATGTTATGATCACAGTATTCAAGACTCTAACAGGGCAAGACCAAAACCCAAACTAAAAAGGCGACTTGCTGATAGTATCTTCCATAATGGCAAGCCGCCAATCGAACTACTGAAATATCACTATCGCAAGTTATTCAAATTATCTGCTAAACAATTAGAAGAAGAGCCGATTACAGACTTCTTTACGAATTTGCTTATTTATAGTTATACTCAAGAAAGAGAGCGTATCGAGATGGAGAAATCTAAACAATAATGGCAGCAACAGCAGAAATTAAAGCAGTAATTAGTGCCGAAGATAATGCTAGTGATGTAGTTAGCAAGTTCGGACAAAATATTGGTGCTATTGGTGGAAGCCTATTAGTTGCTGGTGCAGCTATGACTGCTTTTGGTGTAATGGCAGTCAATTCTTTCAATGAAAGTGAAGCTGTTGGTGCTCAACTTAATGCAGTATTAAAATCTACCGGTGGTATAGCTGGTGTTACTGCTGGGGAAGTGAATGGATTGGCGAGTGCATTACAAAAGACTACTCGTTTTAGTGATGAGCAAATTGGTGTTGCTCAAAATATGCTATTAACATTTACCAAGATAGGTAAAGACATATTCCCAGATACGACTAAAGCAGTGCTTGATATGGCTACTGCTATGGGTACTGACTTAAAATCTACATCTATACAAGTCGGTAAAGCATTGCAAGACCCAGTTCGTGGTGTTACTGCATTGCAAAGAGTTGGTGTTAGATTAACTGACGCACAGAAAGATTTGGTACAAAGTCTGGTTGATGTTGGTGATGTTGCCGGTGCTCAAAAGATAATCTTGCAAGAACTTCAAACCGAGTTTGGTGGTAGTGCAGAAGCAGCTGGTAAAACATTTGCCGGTCAATTAGATATAGCTAGAAATGCACTAGACAATATAATGGAACAGGTTGGCCAGGTAATTGCAAATGCACTTCAGCCATTCGTAGAAAAGATACAACCAGTAGTAGATAAAATACAAGAATGGATTGATAAAAACCCACAACTAGTTACTGCAATAGTTGGCATTGGTGCAGCGATTGCAGTTGCTACTGTTGCAGTAGGTGCTTTAATGATAGCTTTTGCAGGACTTAATGCAGTGGCAAGCCCGTGGTTACTAATAGCTGCAGCAATAGTAGCAGGTATAGCATTAGTAGCTGTTGGTGTGAATTGGCTTGTTGGAACTTTCGGTGGGTGGGAAGAAGTTTGGAAAAATATAACAAATATATATAACGCATATATAAAACCAGCTTTAATGGATTTATGGAACACTATACAAACTCAACTAATACCAGTATTACAAGAGTTTTGGGACAAGAATAAGAACTGGATTATACCAGCATTACAAGCATTGGCTATTGTTATCGGAGTAGTAATACTAGGCTCAATAATGGTATTTATTGGTGCTATTAAGTTAGTGGTGCAAGCTATATCGTGGCTTGGGCAGGGATTTACTTGGGTAGTAGAACAAATTAAGAATGGCATAGCATTTGTAGTAGATAGAGCTAATTATCTAAAAAATAATTTCTGGGAAGTGATTGGCTCAATACTAGGATTCTTTGCTACTTTACCTATAAAGATACCATTCTATATAGCTAGTGCGATAATGTGGGTTGTAAATTATATTAGAAACATTGATTGGGGTGGAATATGGAACACTATATATAATGCTTTGACTAATATGTTAAGCAAAATACCAGGTGCATTTATGAATATGATAAATGGCATACGAAATCTCGATTGGGGCAGTATTGGTAAGTCTATTGCCAATGCAGTATTAGGATTTATGGAAGGTGCTATAAATGGGGCATTTGCAGGATTACCGGGTGCACCAAAAGTCAGATTGCCAAGATTTGCTAGGGGTGTTGAGAACTTCGGTGGTGGATTGGCAATAGTAGGTGAGCGTGGACCGGAATTAGTCAATCTACCAAAAGGCAGTGATGTTATACCAAACAATCAGATCGCAACTACTGGTGGTGGCTCAACTACAATAAATATAAATGTCGGACTAATGACTGGCTCGGCAATCGAAAGACGAGAAGCAGCAATGAAGATGTTTGAAGATTTGCAGGACATTGCCAGCCAGCGTGGTCAAACAGTCGGACAGTTAATAGGAGCATAAGATGTTAGCGATTTCTCAAAACACCATCACCAGACCATTGCTCTTTGGCGTGAAGTTTATTGTGTTCAGCGTGGCTCAACAGTTGCAAGTTTTCTATTCTGTTGTCAGTCTTATCACCATTTATATGATGTACATGCTCACTCTTGCCAAGAACACGACCTATATGTTGTTGCATTACATATCTATGCTCAAGCATTCTCTCTCTGGTGTTTATCCACTTAACTACATAGCCATTAGATGTCATGCTCTTACCACCACGCCAGTTGGGGTGATTATTGCCAGACATATTAGCAGTAGAACATTTTTTACTGCAATATATTCTTTTATCGAGTTTGGGTTTGAACATAGTGTTACAAAGGGTACATTTTCTTGGCTTGATAGTAGCAGTAAGAGCTTGACCTTTTTGTATGCCAAACTTACTGATAGAATGTCTATAAAGGGTAGAGCATTTATGAGAACAAAACTTTTTACCCTCACCAGAATAGTGCTTTTTGCACCAGTTACAGTTACGATTAAAAATAATAGGCATATAAAGGATTATATCATATGTACGCACTAAATGGAAGTACAATCAAAGCACCGAACTCAATCACCGAAAAGGTAGATAATATTCAGTATGCCCAACAGCGTACATTACAAGGCACTATCGGTAGGGATTACTTCGGAACTAATAATCGTGTTTGGAAATTGTCATATCAGAACATACCAAAGGCAAGCTACGATACGATCAAGGCTGTATACGATAGCTATGTATCTACCGGAACGGCAGTGCCATTTGTAAGTACTGAAACTAATTACACGATTGCTAGTACGAATGTGCATATCAACATAGATGATAGGGGATTTAGCGTTGGTGGTGAAGATTATATATCGAGCTTTAGTGTAATACTAACGGAAGCGTAAAATGCAGTCGGTAGCTACTGGTTGGACTGCTGAAGAACGAGATACTACTCGCAAGATTGTTGCTAGTACGCAAGTATCTTGGAAGAAATCATTTAATAGTAGTATTGTATTCTTTACTATTGGCGTATCGACGATTGGTGGAACAGATATTATACCAACTGATGACGCTTCACCTAGTGCTTGGAATAAATATCGGTACACAGACGAGAGTGCCTATTTAACGCAATTAAGCTACGATAGAGGGCTTAATCAGCCAATTGGGGGTGTGAGTAAGGCTCTAGCTGATTTCGAGCTTGAGAACACTTCAGGACGCTTCACACCACGCTTTATGGGCGGTACTAATGCCGAAACCTATACTGCTGTGCAAAAACCACGCAGACCAATCACAATCAATGCTGGATTTAATTACAATGGTGTAGACCAGACAGTGCCACAGTTTGTAGGACTGACTAATAAAGTGCCAGAGATATCGACCAGAGAGAAGCGAGCCAAGTTTAAGGCAGAGGATTTTGTAGGATATCTCGAGAATAAATATGTAGATGATACTGCAATGTTTACTGGCTTGCGAACTGATGAAATACTAGAGAATATCTTTACTAATCTGGGCTTTGCTACTAGCCAATATGATTTTGACTACGGTATACAGATCGTGCCATTCGGATTGTTTGAAGTTGGTACTAAATGGATCGACATTGTAAATCAGCTAGTGCAATCGGAAAATGGACATCTATACCAAGACGAAACAGGTAAGATACGCTTTGAGAATCGACAGCATTGGGATTCAGCACCATATACTCAAGTGCAAAGAGTGATTGCGACTAGCCAAGTGATTGAAGCTAAAGCACCGAATGACAGTCATTTAATAAATGTAGTGGAAGTCAAATCTAAACCGAGAGCCAAGCAACCGAATCAGTTGGTATTCACGCAGTCCGGTTATAAAGAGATACCAGCCAATAGTACGATAGATATATTTGTAAACTTTGATGACCCAATGCTCTCAATTGATAATCCGGTATATGTAGCTAATGACCAATCCGATGGTAGTGGAACTGATTTAACATCTAGCGTGTCGCTAAAATCATTTGATAAGTTTGCAAAGGCTTGCAAGATAGTACTGCAAAACAATACCACTAGCATAGCTTATATTACTGCTATGACACTATATGGCAGACCTGCAAAAGTAGCTAATGAGATTTACACTAGGCTCAAAGATGATAGCTCGGTAACAGCCTATGAAGAACGACCATATAAGATAGAGAATGACTATATACAATCTGAAAGCTGGGCGAATAGCTTTGCTCAAATGGTACTCAATGATTATTCAGATATCGAAAACATACAAGAGATTACAATACGAGCATTGCCAGAGTTGCAATTAGGTGATTTGATTAGTTGGCAAGGGCGATACTGGCGAGTATTTAATGTTAAGACTAGTATCTCACCGAGTAGTGGATTTGTTCAAACAATAAAAGTCCTACAGCGTACTATAAACAGCTACTTCCGTATTGGTATCAGTACTATTGGTGGCAGTGATAAGATTGCACCCTAGGTGACGATATGAACCCACAAACAACAAATAGAACAACCGAAGATACCAATATATTAAATAAGAAGATATTGAGCAGAGATGAAATAGATATGGGTACTCCTAGTTATAGTGGGGGCTACTATACATATTCTGTAACGGTCGACATTCCATACCAAAAAGCCGGAGCTAATAACTACTGCTTAGACGGGTTCTTGGATTACCATTTTACAGCCTTTGTATTTTATGTTCGACCAATCAACCACATGCAAATCAACCCAACCACAGGTAAAATAATAGATGAGATGATAGCCACTATGAACTCGTATGTAAACCCACAGGGCAACTTCTTAGAGGTGACTTATAGATTATTCACCACAAGCCAACCATATGCTATAAATTATACAACATACCCAATCATATATAGTACATCTGTAACGGAGGGCAGTATATGGTAGAAACTACCGATAAGACATTAGGTGATACTAATAATTTAGTGCCGAGAGTAATAAGTCGTGGTAGTGTAACTTTTAGTACATATTCTGCTTATGGGTCGCTATATAGGGCTACTGCTAGTGTAGTGTTAAATGATGTTTTGGCCAGTAATAACCCTATAGTTGAGTGTTATTATTATACATCTGGTGGTGGCACTAATACTCTTAACCGCATGAACTATAGTGCGTCTACAGCTGCTGGTGATTTATCTATACTAGCGTTCTTCTATCTCACAACAACAACATATAATGGTAAGACAGTTATTCAAATAAACTTTGAGCATATTAGAACTAATCAATCATCTAGATTGGTTTACTATGTGGTTTATTCTAGCAGTTTCTCTGGGGGTACTGTATTTTGATAGCCGAAACTAACGACAAACGATTTATAGATAGCAATCAAGATAAGCCAAGAATAGTTTATCGAAACAATTTTACTGTTACGACAAACATAACACAGGGTAGTTATGTAATTGGTACGAATTATGTTGACTTAAAACAAATAAAAGCGAGTACCTACACCTTAGTTGAAATATATATGAAAGACGTACAATCTAGCCAAGTATATAGCGTGCCATTATTAACTGGCAATTCCTCTGGTCAATTTGTACTCAATGCTTATTACTATTTAGCAAGTGAAGATGTTGATATAGGTAATGGACAATTTCAGACTGTACAGTATATAAATGGTAATGTTCAAAAAAGAGGTGGTAGTCTAACAGATACATATATATTCTATTATGTGGTTTACTCTACTAATATAAATGACAATTTGATAATGGGTAAATATGCGTAGACTTCTTGACGAGAATATCAAAAATAGGTAATAGTAATTATATGAAACGATACGAAGTAACCTGTCTAAAGTGCAAGCAAAGCGACATCTTGCTGATAGATGACAACAGCCATGCAATCATTAACTATGGCAAAGGTGCTAGTACCAATCTACTAGCCGGCAGATGGCGTAAAGATATGCAATGGGGTTGGGAGTGTATATGTTCGAATGATAATAGAATCAGCAAACAAGAAGAATCTTTTTTAAGCGAGTTGGTTACAAAAGGCGACAAAAGAGCGATCGAAGATATTAAAGCAAGTCTGAAAATAGACGACAGCAAACAATTTACAATGATAGGAGTGAACTAACTCTTTTTTTGTTTGCCATTTTGCTGTTGATGGTGTAAAATAGTTGTATGATTGAATGTAAATGTGGCTGTGGTACGCTTATCGAGCCTAAAGATAAAAGGGGCAGACCCAGACAATATGTATGGGGACATGCTAATATAAAAAACTTAATAAAAAATAACATAGGTAGACCACCCTGGAATAAGGGAATTAAAACTGGACACACACCTTGGAATAAAGGCAAAGAATGGCCAGAGATGACCGGTGAGAACAATCCAGCTTGGCGAGGTGGAGTAACAAGAACTCGTGGAGATAGATGGAGCAAAGAATATAGAAGATGGCGAAATGCAGTATTGCGTAGAGATAATCACACTTGTATTTGGTGTGGTGCTACAAAAGAAACTTCGATTATACAAGTAGACCACATAAAGTCATGGAGTGAGTATATAGATTTAAGGCACGATATAGATAATGGTAGAACTTTATGCTGGGATTGTCATAAGAAAACAGACACATATGGTTATAGAAAGAAAAAAAGACTTCTTGACGAAAGTTAATATTATAGTACATCATAGTGTTATGAAAACTTTTAAGTTGAACACTATTGTTCTAGAAAGAAAGGAGTAGCTCCTCAATGGCGTATTCAGCATGGTCAGTCGTCTTTGGGGAGCAATGACTTCCCTCTGCAGCGAAGTGGGGAATACTTGGCACAAATGATGCTAGTTTCAACGATGGCACTGGCATATTTGGCTTATATAAAAACTTACTTGCGGTAGACAGCAACCCATATAAGTTTAGCGTTTATAGAAACGCTGCGTGGACAGACGGTAATGGCGTATATGCTCAAATTGTGTTTGATACCAAGCTATATGATACTAACAATAACTTTGCCTCTGGAACTTATACAGCACCAGTAGCAGGCTTTTACCATTTCGATGCCAATGCAGTAGCTAGTGTAACTACCGCTAACTTTCAGATATTGGTGTTATATAAAAATGGCTCTGGCTTTCATGGTGGTAGTCGCACCGTAGCAAATACAACCAATCTTCATGGACAACATTTAAGTTGTTTGGTGCAGCTAGCTGCAAATGACACTGTTGATATCCGCTCTCTTGGTACTGGCGGGGCTGGCAGTACGGGTCAAATTAATACATACTTTAATGGGTTCTTAGTAAGTAGGACATAATGGAATTCATCAACCACTCTGGTACAGCGATAGCAATCTTTATAGGTGCTGGTGTATTGGCTGGCAATGTTTGGTACGGCATTAAATCTCAATCTGCCAAAATACTCAAAGAAGAAGTT